CGATGGATTATCTACGGCAAGACTGAGCAGTACTTTGATCTTTTTACTTTAGACGATCAACCATTTAAACTAGACGAAGTTATTGTTGTTAAAGCGGAACGCAAACAAGTTAAACGCAGTCTGTTCATGTTGAATACATGTGTAGGTCATGCAAAACAAATACTCGGAATCAATGACCCGTTGATTCTCACACCCTATCAACTCTATAAGAGGTTAAAGCCAGATGCGTAAACCAAAGGCACCGAAAAAGTCAGCGCAAGAAGTAGCGGTAGAGCGTAGACAGCAAATCATGCTCGATAAAGAAATCGAGGAACAAGAAGACCGTTTTCGTGCCATGTCACGTGGCAAACTAGGTAAGGCTAGTCTATTAGGTGGCGCACCTAGAACACGTGCCGAAGCTGCAGGGCGTGGCGCTACTGCTGGTGGCGGTGCTACTGGTGGTCGTACGTCTATGGTCGGTGGCATTTCGTCTATGTTCGGCGGCGGTGGTTTCTCTATGCCTTCGGGTGGCCAGCAAAGGTAAAAAATCATGCAAATACCTGAACACTTGGGGTCGTTTAACGATATCCAGACCCGCGAGAAAAAAGCGTTTGACGCTGAAGCCATGTGGCATACCCAGCTTTCTGACGTGTATGAGTACTTCTTGCCTCAAAGAAACCTATTCGACCGTGAGGATAAGGGTCAGAAAAAGATGGATCGTATATTCGATTCCACTTCTCTTACCGCTATTCAGCAGGGGGCAAGCAAGTTACAAGAGAACATCGCGCCTATCTGGGCAAGGTGGGCAACATTCCAACCCAGTGAACAGGTACTTAAACTCCTAGAGACTGGTGATTATGGTGTGTCAGAGACTGACATCCGCGAGAACCTAGAAGCCCAGGCTGAGATCGTCTTTGATTACATTAACCGCTCTAACTTCGGGACCCAGTTCTACGAAGCTGCCTTAGACTTGTTAGTCGGTACTGCTACTCTGCGGATAGATGAGACAGACGAGGACGATATGCCTTTCGTCTTTCACGCTATCCCACAGAAGGGTATTGCCTTTGAAGAAGGGCCATGGGGTACGATTGAAACTCACTGGCGTAGAATGAAGGTCAAAGCTCGATTACTTGAGCGTATGTGGAAAGGGTTTGAGCCAAGCGAGAAGATAGCTAACCTGATTAAATCATCACCTGATAACGAAGTGTCAGTCCATGAAGGTGTTGTGTACTGTCCTAAGATGAAACGCTACTACGGTATGTTGTGGTGTGCTGGTGAGGATTCTATTTCATGGTTTGAAGACTTCGGTGTCACTTCGCCTTGGGTGACTGGTCGCTATACGAAAGTCGCTGGTGAAGTCCGTGGGCGCGGGCCTGCTATGCAAACACTGCCCGATGTTCGATCACTAAACAAAGCTAAAGAGTTTGTACTTCAAAAGGCTGCCATTGATCTAGCGGGCATGTATACCGCTACGGATGATGGTGTGACCAATCCCTATAACATTACTATAAGCCCAGGGATCGTAATACCTGTTGGTAGCAATAACACGTCAAACCCGTCTATCCAGCGTTTAGACACTGGCGCTAACTTACAGCTGGCGCAGTTCGAAATCATGGAGCTGCAGAACGCTATCAAGGTCGCGCTATTTAACGATCTACGCGATCCTACTGGCCCAGTCCGTTCAGCTACTGAGATTGCGATTGAGGCCAGAGAGTTAGCCAAGCGTATTGGCTCTGCGTTTGGTCGTCTGCAGACTGAGGTGCTTGTACCCATCTTAAAACGTGTTGTGTCTATCCTAACGCGTAGGGGATTGATTACGCCTTTACAGTTAGAAGGTCGAGACGTTGATATCAAGTTTACCAGTCCGCTAGCGCGTGCTCAGGACTCAGAAGATCTAATGGCTGTACAACAAGCCGTACAGTTCGTTTTGTCTACTGCTGGGCCTGAACAAGTGATGATGGCGTTTAAGACTGAAAACTTTGGTACATGGGCGGCTGAGAAGACAGGCATGTCTAGTGAGCTAGTTCGGTCTGAGTCTGAGAAACAACAGATTATCCAGGCTGGTGCTCAAGCTGCACAGATGAATCAAGGGCAACAACAAGGACAACAACAACAAGAGGCCGTATGAGCTGGGAACAATTAGAAGTAAACCAGAAAGACGCGGAACAAAAGAAGGCAGAAATCAGAGAGAAGCAGGTCGAGCTAGCGAAAGCATATAAACGCTGCTTCTCTACTGAGGACGGTTTTAAAGTACTGGAGGACTTACTTAACCGCTTTGTCATGGATAATGGCACAGACTTCAATTCTCAGAATATCGAGTATGAAGCGGCCTATCACAATGGTGAAGCGGGTGTAGTTAAGTTCATTATTCACTTAACGAAGCAAGCGGAAAAACTATGACGAGAAAAGCTAAACCTAAATACGAGGTCGTGTGTGATCACGAGGACTGGTTGAAAAGCTCAGGCTTTAAGTTCGAGTGGTTAGATAAACTGCACACTGATTACGGATTCGATAAGTTCCAATACCTGCATAAGTTCCGAGCATTCCGATGCTACAAAGAAGAACAGCACTTGGATTGGATCGACGTGAATGACTTGGCGTTGCTGAATGGTGAGCGCCGAATCATGGAAATCCTGTTGAAGCATCAGCAGGTCAGTCCGAAAAGGGCTGTTATTCAATATCCTTGGAGATAAGTTATGGATGATCAGGCCGTGGTAAACGATACCCTGAACGAAGGCGTGGGATCACTTGTTGATGCTGCAGAGCCTACGCTAGGGGAAGGTGAGTATTTTTTAACAGAAGGCATTAAAGGTACAGGTGAGCTACCCGAGTGGTTTAAGGCTGACAAGTACAAGTCAATAGCTGACCAGGCTAAAGCGTATACCGAATTGGAAAAGCGCTTTGGTGGCTTTAAGGGTGCGCCTAAAGATGGGTACTCAGTACCTGAAGGCATCGAGCCCGATGATGCTTTATTTGCTGAGCTAAAGACTTTCGCTGAAGAGACGAACATGTCTCAAGATGCATTCGATAGAGCGTGGGGTTTACTGCAAGCCCAGTCTGAAGCGGTCGAAGAAGTGTCTTTAGAAGCTGAAATGGCCAAGCTAGGCGACAATGCTACTGGACGCATTAAGCACGTTGAGCAGTTCATGAAGAACAATCTAGACCCTGAGACCTATGAGCGCTTGCGTTATGCTGTTAACAGTGCTGAGTCGGTCGAATTGGTTGAGGCGTTGATCAAGTCTACTGCGCCAGCCAAGCTACCTATTGACGGTGTGGTTCAACCAGGCGGTGTGACATGGCAGGCAATCGAAGCTGAGATGTACAAGAAAGACGACAATGGAAATCTGTTACGTTCCGTTGATCGCAACCATGAGGCTAAGATTCAGCGCATGATGAAAGAGTATGGCGGCGATAGGCCTCACGTACAAACATTTGGTTAGTTTGTTTTTTAATAACTAACTGTTATTATACGTAAGTCGGATACCCGTTCTCGGCCTGACAGATTTAAAAAAGGTTGTAGGCTGACCGATCTGTCGGGCACTCAGTCGAAAACCTACAAAACTTTTATATTAATTACTCGTTTTGAGGGTTATTCACATGAGTAAAAATCTATCTGCTGTAGCAGTTATTGAGTTTGACAGTATGGTCAAACATGCCTACCAGGGCATGGGCTTACTGAAAAGCGCCGTAACTGTACGTAATGGTGTTGTCGGCGACACCTACAAATTTCGCCGCATGGGTAAAGGTCTTGCTAACCAGAAGTCTACTTCTGATCTAGTAACTCCTATGGATGTTGGTCACGAGTTCAAGACTGCTACTCTTAGCAACTGGAACGCTCCTGAGTACACTGACATCTTTGACGCTGCCGAAGTTAACTTTGACGAGAAGCAAGAATTGGCTAACACCATTGCTGGTGCATTGGGCCGCCGTTCTGACCAGCTTGTCATTGACGCTATGGACGCTTCAACTCCTTTGACTACTGCAATCCCCGAAGGTGGCACTAACCTTACTATGGCTAAGGTAATTGCCGCTCAAGTCGCATTGCGTGACCAAGGTGTACCCAACACTGAGCTATTTGCTGCTATTGAAGCACAAGGCTTGGGCGGTTTGTTGAATGACGAGAAG